ATTTAGAACCTGATACTTCGTATTGGGTTAATATTTCACGGTTCAAAGCTGAATATCAGCTTCAAAACCTGTTTAAACGGTATATCTTCAAAACGGATAAATTCTCATCAGCCCAACTCCAAACTATGACCCTGGAGAAATTCCAGGATACTCAAGTTAGGATAGGAGACCCCTCTCATCTTCGTACTTTTCGTTCGTACGTTGTGATACAAAGGGCAAGATCCATAATCACTAAAATTCTTGGTGAATATGATCCTGATGAACACAACAAATTGTGTCGTTTTGGAAAACGTGCATCAGTTGGAAACCCCGCTCGTGACTCTTATTTGTATAAGAAGCTAGCTGGATCTCTCACTGGTTCCATAGAGCAGATACGATGGTTTAAAGATCACGTAGCTGGAGACGCTATATTGTCATCCATGGTATACGAAGGAACAGGAATCCGAAAGGATGACTCACCTTTTGACCCATGCTCTTCTCTTACACTGACTACGGTACCAAAGAGTTTTAAGGCTTTGAGATCCATCATGCCGAACACTACCATAGGAAGTTATTATACCTATGGTCTTGGACGAATGATTCAGGATCGCCTTAAGGTAGAAGGTCTAGACATCCGACGACTGCAACAACGTCATCGGCGTTTGGTTAGTGTGTTTTCAAAGACACTTAGCCATGCTACAGCTGATTTATCATCAGCTAGCGACTCCTTCACGCCTCAATTGATTAACATGTTGTTACCGAGGAAATGGTATAACATGATAAAGCTTGGACGCTTAGATAAGGTGTCCATCGGCGGGGAAATCAATCACCTGACGTCTTTTATGACAATGGGTATTGGTTTTACCTTTCAATTGCAAACTCTCCTCTTCTATGGCTTATTGAAGGCTATAAAAGAGTGCCTTAAAATTCAAGGAGGGCTTATTTCGGTGTATGGGGATGATTTAATCTACCCCAGTAAATTGCACCATTATGTGTCCTCTGTTTTCAGCGACATAGGATTTCTCCTTAACGAGGATAAGACCTATGTTTATGAGAATTTTAGGGAAAGCTGCGGTAGTGATTGTTACTGCGGCGTTGATGTACGCCCGTTCCAACCGGAAGGAATTGCATCCAGAATGTCCGGACGACAGTATGTGTGTCTTCTGTATAAAACCATTAATGGTCTCCGAAGACGATGGGACGATTCAGAAATCGAATCAACTCTAAGTTACCTGTACCGCGAAATCGCGGCTATAGACGACGTCGTCTTTCAAGTTCCTCCTTCTTATCCAGATTATTCTGGTGTTAAGGTTGATGTGCCTAGGCAAGGTTTGCCATGGTCTCCATTGATCTTCAACAAGCGACGTAGTGCGTTTTCATTTTCACACTACAAGCTTATAGAAAAGGAACATCCTATTCCTTGGCAGACACCTTATTATTGGATGTCTTTAAAAACCGAGGTCAAGGATGAATTGGAGGAGTATTTCGAAGATCCGACAGATTATACGTCGAAACCAGAAATACTCAAATGGCGCAAAGTGAAAACAACCACTTGGCGCTCGCCTTCGGGGCATAGGTATAGATATAACCTACGTCCTTTTGTGGCACAGAAACTGTCTACTCCTGACATTATTAGTCAGGTAAATCACACTTCAATGTGGGACTAAAGTAAAG